CTGGTAATACAGGATATTTTTTACCAAGAGATAAGGCAGAGGCATTACGGACCATCAAATCACTTCGTTCCAGGGCAAGTCAAAACAATGAGGCTGCCGATGGAATCGAAAAATATTATCAAAAAGAAGATCAGCAGAGGCTATTATGAAAGATGCTTATTATTTCAGCCATGATTCAAATGCACGGAATGACCAGAGGATCATAAAACTTCGCAGGAAACTCGGTGCAGAGGGATATGGGATATATTTTATGCTAATTGAAATACTCCGTGACCAGGTAGGTTATAAGTTAGGACTTGACGATGATATATTGGAAAACATATCATACGATTTAAGGGTGGATATGGAAAAGGTAGAGGACATTGTATTAAACTATGAATTATTCCATATTGACAGGACCGAGGGTTTGCCGGGCTATTTCTATTCAGTATCGTTAAAAAGAAGGATGGAAAAAATGGATTTGCTCAAGCAAAAAAGAATGTTGGCAGGGCAAAAGGGTGGGATAGCTTCAGCAAACGCCAAGCAATCGTTAAGCAATGCTCAACCATTAAAGGAAACTATACTAAACAATACAAAACCAAATAAAATAAAAGAAAGAAATATATTATTCAAAAAACAAGTTTTTGAATTTACCGAACAATTTGATAAATCTTTATTAAATGATTTTTATGATTATTGGACAGAGCCTAATAAGAGCAAAACAAAGATGAGATATGAGCAGGAAAAAACATGGGACTTGAGTAGGCGGATTAAAAGGTGGGCAAATAATAATTTTAATTCAAACAGAACAAATGGCAAGGGTAATTATAAATTGGATTCATCAGGATTTCCAATGGCATATTGTGAGAAGTGTGGTATATCCGAATCTTATAAGTATGAAGAAATAAATGGAGATTCCAGGTGTTGTAAATCAAAACTATTACCGGAGAAACCAGTTGCAGTTCGGTAGGGGAGCAGAAAGATTTATTTGTAGATGTGGCAGGTTTTATTATACTATTGAGGGATGTGTTCATTGTAAGGCAAACAAAATGAGAACATTGATGGCACGGAAAACATCAGAAAAAAGGGCAAGGGGAATCCCTATTAAGTCATGGCAGAAAAGGGGGCAGAAGGCATATATAACAAGACTTGCAAATATGTTTTTTACAGATACAGAAAAGTTTTTAATAGCAATAGATAAACTGGAGAAAAAAGATGGAAACAGAAAAAGAATCAACCAAGTTAAAAGAAAGATTGTTCGGCTTACCAAATCCTTTTGATTGGTCGAATTATAGCATCAGCACCCATAAAAGGTTACAAGAGCATATTATGAAAGACCCATATAATTGTGATAGGTGTGGGGATACTTACAACCGGAAAGATTTAATTAAATTACAGGCAGAAAGGGCTTGTAAAAATTGCCTATGTTCTGGTTAGGGTTTCTAATAGGTGGATGGATAGGGTGCATGGTTGGATTTTTCATGGCAATATTTTTAAGAAACTTACCAGATGAGGATGAATGAAGGTTTGTATTGGAACGCCAAAGGGTGAATTAATATTTGTAAATCTTAATTGGAAGAAAATGACAATCCAATCCCGTACCAGGGGTGGTGTATCAATATTAAGGGAGTATGGATGGAATATAGCAAAAAAACGGAAATATTTTAAAGGTTAAGGAGAAAGAATGAAAAAATATATATGGTTCATAGCTGGTTATTTAACTGCTCTCGCTACGATATTTATGGCATCATGCACTTACGCACCACTTGAAGCCGGGAGTTCAAGCTGTGGGGAAGAAAGTTGGAATCCCTGCTATGTTAAGATCGTTGAATGAAAGTAATTGCTCTTGGCATGGGTATGCAATCAACTGCTCTGTATCTGATGAGCAGCATGAGGCAGTTTGAAAGGGCGGATCACGCTATATTCAGCGATCCAATGGCAGAACATCCAGAAACATATAAACTGGTTGAGTGGATTTTGAAGTGGGAAAAAGAAAACGATGGAATACCAATTCATATTGTAAAAAAGAATTTATATCAAGATTTGATGGATGGTGTAAACCATAAGGGAAGAAAATTTGTAAGTATTCCTGCACATGGGGGGGGGGAAGATTATTAAAAGACAATGCACTTACGATTATAAAATTCTTCCCGTTATGAAAAAATTAAGAGAATTGCATGGACTAAAACCAAAGAAAAGGATGCCAATGTCTGAAATGTGGCTTGGAATTACCATAGATGAAGCAAGTAGAATGAAGGATAGTAGAGAACCGAGAATTAAAAACAGATACCCATTTATGGAGATGACGATGAACAGATCTGATTGTATAAATTATATGAGAGATAATGGATTTCCAATCCCTGTTAAATCATCCTGTATATTTTGTCCATATCATTCTAACTCGCAATGGAAAGAACATAAAAAAAATAAGACTGTATGGGATGAAATTATTAAAGTAGATGAAGCAATGAGGTGGTCAGCATTTGATGCGGGAATGTCAGAACCTGTATTTCTGCATCCATCATTAAAACCAATAGATGAAGCACCACTTGGAGAAGATCAAATAGATATGTTTGATAATGAATGTGAAGGACATTGTGGACTATGATTAAGTTCACCATCCCCGGCAAATGCAGACCCCAGCAGAGGCACCGGGTAGCAAAAAATGGAAGGATGTATGACCCATCTTCCAAAGATAAGAAACAAACATGGCTACAGATTGCCAAATTTCGCCCAAAAATGCCCCTTGCAGGGGATATTAGTATTTCATTAACATTCTATATGGAAAGACCCAAGAGCCACTTTAGAACAGGTAAATACAAGCATTTGTTAAAAAACAATGTTTCAGAATATCACAGCTTTACCCCGGATATAGATAATTTATGTAAATATGTTTTTGACACAATCCAGGGAAAGCATGGAATGATTTGTGATGATAGCCAGATATGTGTTTTATATGCAGAGAAGAAATATGGTATTCCGAGGACAAGAGTGGTCATAGAGGAGATATGAAACTTCTGGACTTATTTTCTGGAATAGGTGGATTTCATCTTGGATTAGAACAGGCAGGATTTAAATTTGATTGGGTTGGATATTCAGAGATAGATAAATATGCAAACAAACAATACAAAAAGAGGTTTCCAAATGCAGAACAACTCGGATCAATTACAGATATTCGATGTGAAAGCCTACCAGAACACATTGACCTCCTTTGTGGGGGATTTCCCTGTCAATCATTTTCAATCGCAGGATTACGAGGTGGCTTTGAAGATACCAGAGGTACTCTCTTTTTTGAAATTGTACGGATTCTACGACATTACAAAGATAGTGGGGGGGGGATCCCCTGTTTTATACTCGAAAATGTTAAAGGCTTACTTAGCCACGACGATGGAAGAACATTTGCTATCATTTACAGAGTTCTTACCGACCTTAATTACTCCGTTGAGTGCCAACTGCTTAATACTCGCTGGTTTTTACCCCAAAATAGAGAGCGAATTTACATTGTCGGACATTTTAGAGGAGAATCCAGACGAAAAGTATTTCCTATCGGAGAAAGCAATGGCATATATAACAAAACCAGAAAGATTGAAAAAGAAATTCACTCAAATAACCCAAAAGTAGGTATATGTTTAAATGCAAAAGCACAAAATAATTGGACAGGTGATTTTGTAATGGAAACACAAATTGCCGATTATAGAACTGATGAAGGGATTAGAATTAGAAAAGATGGTGATGCCCCTTGTTTAACTGCTTCACATCATTCAGAGAATGAACCTTCCAGGATGCAGGGATTAGTTATAAAACCAGTATTAACTCCAGAAAGAGCCGAAAAAAGACAAAATGGTAGAAGATTTAAGGAAGATGGTGAGGATATGTTTACTTTAACATCCCAGGATCATCATGGAGTGATGGAGGGTAGTAATATCAGACGATTAACTCCAACCGAATGTGAAAGGCTGCAAGGATTCCCAGATGGATGGACAGAAGGACAATCAGACACCCAGAGATACAAACAACTTGGAAATGCAGTTAGTGTTCCTGTTGTAAAAGCAGTAGGAAAAAGGCTGTTAAAACACATCCCTTAAAACTATTCTTGTTATTATACAAGTAAAATAATATAAATTAAACCCCATTAATATGGGGAATAATCCAACAAATCCTACCAAAGCCGTAAAAAACACGGCAATAACACGGACAAAGAAAGGTCAGTTCGTTAAAGGAAACAAAGAAGGAAATCGTAACGGCAGACCTAAAAAGTCTAATAGTGTTTCTGATTTATTAAGAAGCAAGGGTGATGAAGTCCAAGAAGATGGAAGAACAAAACTCCAAGCGGTTATAGAAACATTATATGAAAGAGCAGGAGAAGGTGAATTAAAAGCTATTGATATGATATTTGATAGGCTGGAAGGCAAGCCGGCACAGAAGTTAGAGGTAGAAGAAACCCTCTTACCTACAGGATTTGACATTGAAATCATCAAGAACTAAATTAAAACTATTCCAGCACCAGGCTGATTATGTGCAATCGGAAGCAAAATATCCCATGTTATTGGGCGGTTATGGAAGTGGTAAAACGGTGGGGTTTGTAACAAAATGTTTGAGAGAGGCAGCCTTAAATCCGGGGTATAGAATACTTATTGCAGAGCCTACTTATCCAATGATTAGAGATGTATTACAGCCATGTTTTGAGGATATAGTTAGAAAACTTGGTTTCAGTTATGATTATTCTGCTACAGAAATGAAATACAGGGTCAAGTGGGAAGGGGGTTGGTGTGATATACTTATGAGATCAGCAGAGAATTACCAACGCTGGGCAGGACTTAACCTTGCAGCAGGGGGCATAGATGAAGCAGATCAATTAAAAGATGACAGGGCATGGAAGATGTTACTGTCAAGGCTTCGAGATGGCAATACACTTACTGCATTTGGTAGTGGCACACCTGAAGGATTCAAGTTTGTTTATAAGTATTGGCATGATGATCCTGGTCCCGGTTATAGTCTGATAAAGGGAAAAACTACAGATAATACCATGCTTCCGGAGGAGTTTATAAATAGTTTAAAACAGAATTATGATGAAACATTACTACGAGCCTACCTGAATGGCGAATTTGTAAATCTACAGCAAGGTCAAACATACTACAATTTTGAAAGGGAAAACAATGTCAGACCAAATACCTATAATCCTGCCTTACCAATTAGAGTGTGCATCGACTTCAATATCGTTCCTTGTGCAGCATCCTTACTACACTACACCGAACACAACAGCCCGAAAATACAAATATTCGATGAAGTTGAATTACATCATGGGGGAGGAGCAGAAATAATTACAGAAAGAATGGTGCAGGAGATTAAGGGCAGGTATCCGAATAAGAAATATATAGCTTACCCGGACCCGGCTGGTGGTTCCAGACATACATCAGCTTTATATACAGACCATGATATATTAAGGCAGGGTGGCTTTGAGGTTAGGGTGAAACCTAAAGCACCAAGAGTTACAGATAGTGTTAATGCAGTTAATAAGGCTTTTGAAAAGGATGTTATAATTGATCCAAGATGCAAGGGCTTAATAACCGATTTAGAACAGACTGTCAATAAAGAAGGCACAAGAGAAATTGACAAAAGTGATAAACAAAGAACACATTATACGGATGGATTCAGATATTTTGTAGATTTTGAAATGCCAATAATTAAACCACTAATGGGGAGCATAAACAGATGATACCTTCAACAGCACAGCTTTCAGTAGAGATGTCAAAAGTAGCATGGCAAGATGCCGAGAAAAAACGATGGATGCAAACCAGGGATAAGGCTTATGATTATTATAAGGGCAGAACGGAAGCCTATACAAAGGGATATTTCGCTGATAGCCTGACCAGTTCCATAGTATGCCCTAATATTAATATCACAAAGCGTGTTATTGATCGTATCAGTCTGGTATATATGAAAGCACCAATCAGGGACTATTCCAATGAGAATACACCTGATTTCTTTTATCATAAGAACTTAAAGATGCAGAGGGCAGAACGCTTATGTAATTTATTGGAATGTATATTGATTAAGCCTACATGGAGAAATGGGCAAATACAATATGACCTAATCCGTGACTGGGAGCCTTTATTTGATGCTGATCCGCTAAATCCTTATGCCATCACATATCCCCTGCAAGTCAGATCATCTGTTATGGATACCACAGCAGAACAATGGGCTTACTGGGATAATGAACATCATTTCATCTATGAGAAGGGATCAGGGAAGAAGATAGTACAAGAAGATAATCCAGAAATGGCTAACCCATATCAGATTCTACCCTTTGTTGATTGTTATTCGCAGGGGAAACCGGAGAGCAGTTACTTCGATACAGATGCTTCCCCTGATCTAATAGCAACTAATGAGCAATTAAATCAAACAGCCTTTAATATGAACGCCAATAATCAATACCAAAGTTTCGGCTATGGATACATAACAGGAAGCAATATTGAAAAGGAAAAGTTAGATATAGGTCAGGATAAGTGGACATTTTTAGGACATGATGGAGTGATGAGTATGGTAGCACCTCCCAATAGTGTCCCGGCACTTGTAGAAAGCATCAAAGAATCATATAAAATGTTAGCAGCCAATTATCATTTAACTGCTGCATTTGTAGAAAATACAGTCGCTGAATCCGGTCTGGCATTGCGATTGAGATCACAGGAATTGATGGATGCCAGGAAAAGTGATGTGGAAAGATGGAAGCAGATAGAACATAGCTTATTTGAGGTGGAAGAAAGAATAATAGCAGTAGAGCAGGGAAAAGATGCCGGATTTTTGCTTGGTATTGACTATGAAGAAACAACTGAAATAATGTCGGAAGCAGAGCAAAGGGCTAAATGGGATTGGGAATTGGATAAGGGGCTGATTGATACTGCTGATATACTAATGGAGCAGGACCCTGATAAGTATCCTGAAAGACAGGATGCACTCGATTATTTAGCTGAACGATCAGGAGTGGAGGAAGAAACGCAAGAGGCGGTTTCCCCACTTCTGACTGCTCTGACTACCCCTGTATAGATGGCAGATATATCATCAGAACTCGATAGAATTGCAGTAATAATTGCCGAGAAATCTAATAAGGCAGTTGAGGAGGTTGTTACTACTTTGATGGAGTTGGTTCAAGATAAAACTGGTGAAGAAGCGTTAGAGATATTGTCAGGAATTAATCTTAAATATGCTATGGAATCAAAGATGGCTGGTGCTTTTGCTCTGTATGACCAGGGGATAGTTACAATGCTTGATAATATGCACTCAACTGCAAGATTAACAGAGGCAGCATTGATGGCATTAAGGGATAACAGTAAAAGATTATTATCTACAGAATTTATAGATAAAATGGCTGATAATATATTGAAAGAAACAGTAAGGGGAATATCATCAGGACTAACGCCAACAGATGTGCTTAAATCAATAGGGGAAATTACAGGAACACTTGAAACACAGGTTGTTACTGCTTTTGGTCAATATAGTAGTGCAGTAACAAATTTATTATCAGAAAAATTACCTGACAATACAAAATTTATTTATATTGGGCCTTATGATTCAAAGACAAGAGAGGAGTGTGTAGAAAGAATTAAATTAGGGCCCGTTACACGAATACAGATATTAAAGGAATTTGCACATATTACAGGTGGTGATTTTAATAATGCTATATGGAATTGTAGGCATAATTGGGAGCAGAGAAGCAGTAGTCCAGAAGATCAGGGATATAATCCGAAGAAATATATAGATGCTTGATAAAGGGTTCTTTAGCATACTTGTAAAAGAACTGCCTATGCAGTACAGGAAATATATATTTGACCCTGCTGGTAGAGGTGCAAAAGCTAAAAATGTTATGGGCGGTGAATACCCACAGTCATATAGCGAACCTTATGGAACAAATAAAAAAGCAAGACTATTAAAAAGACAGCATAGAAAATTTGGGGGTAGTTTTGCACCAGTAGCCACAGGGGATTTATTAAGA